GGTTTGTTGAGTTCGGGTTGTTTTTCTTCCTTTTCCTCTACTATCATCGGACAATCGAGAGGGACTAATTCACCCTCATATACTTCGAATTCACCTAAATCAGTCTCTAGTATTTGTTTGTCAACCTCTGTAAGTGTGTATCGACCCTCTGCAACTAGTTTACGTGCTTCTTTGATGGTCTCAAAATACATCATAGAACCTAATCTAAACGGATTGTCTAATAGGTTTGTTTTCTCCTGTTGGAGTGTATCAAGTGTTTCGCTGATTGCAAGTTGGTGAAAGGTTTTCATTATCCACCTGCTTTCTTTGCGAGGTCTTTGTCTGCACCACCCCATGTTCCTTTTGATTTAGTGACAAAGGAATTCACTCTTGCATGTCCCCATTGGACTGCTGTAGTGCCTGGTCTATGACCTGATTGCCATGCCTTTACACCTCTTTGGAATACTTGTTTGAGTATACCTAAAGATATACCAGTCTTCTCCGCCTTTTTCTTTAATGATGCATCAGGACTTTCTTCTAAATCTTCTTCTTCAACTTCTGCAATTGATTCTTCTTTAAGTCTTACTTTGATTGCTTCGTTGTAAGGGAAACCTTTTAAAGGATTATCAAACACTTGACCGAAGTGTTTCTTTTTCTTTTCTTTTGCTTCTTCGTGATATGCTTTATTTCTATCCTCGATATATTTTTCTACTGCCTGTCCTGGCGTATCTTCCTGATATGCATTTCTGATTTCATCAGTTCCTACTTCGTGGACTCCGTTATCGTGTTTATTTCCTGCCATTTGGTAATAACCCCTTTTCTTTTAGTTTTCTAAGTCTAGGTTCAGACCTATTGTATTTTTGTGATACAATCGATAGATTAGACTTATCGTTGTTCATAGGGTTATTATCCTTATGATGTACGTCTTTTCCTTTTATATCTTTTCTATCTTTTAAAATTCTACGTGCTTCATTTCTTTTTGCACGTCTTTTAATTTGTTCAGGTTTAGAGTGATAATCTGCATACTCTTTTTTATAATCCCTATCTTCCTCAACCTCTTCTTTCTTATTTTTCTTGATAGATTGTCTTGCAAGTTTTATTATTCGTTGTTGATGTGCTTTTTGATTAGACTTTTCTTTATCTCTTAATTTATCTGCAAGTCTTTCTTCAATAGTTTCTTCGGATTGTGATTCTCTTTTCTTTTCTGCAGATTTTCTATCTGCATCACGTTTTGACTGAATCTGTTTATCTTGTGTTTCTTTTTCTTTTTGACCTTCTACTCTTTTAGTTTCTCTATCGTGTCTATCTTTAAGTGCTTCTAATTCTTGTTCATGGTTTGCCTTGAGTCTTTCCATTTCTTCTGCATGTTTTGCCTTAAGTTGAGCTGCATCAACAGCTGCATCTTCTTGTAGTGAATCACCCATTCTTAAAAATAGAGTTCCTTTCTTTTGTTCTTTATCTGATACAGTCATTCCAACCATTTTTGCAATTTGATTTACAAGTTTTACACCATCTGACTCTCTCTTTCTATATAAGTTTTCCATTTTCTTTTGGATTTCTTTTGCAACTGTTTTTATAACTTGATGTGCTGGTGCAACTAATTTACCTTCTTCTAGTTGTTCACCCATAACTAAACCTGATAATTGTTGTGCAATTACTACGAGTTGTGATTGTGGTAATGATGCAAGGACTTCCATTTGTTTTTTAGATAAACCTTTGACTTTAGATAATGCCTTTTTGATATCAACCTTTTCTTCTATTTCTTCGGGAACACAATTAGGAACCATTTTGTCCCCTTTCTTTTTCATACCTTTTTGTGTATATCCATCCCAACACTCATCCTGTTCTCCTTCTCCAAACATTTTCTTATACTTCTTAGTGTGTTGAGAAGGTTTTGTTTCTGCACCTTTATCGCCTGGTGCAGGTTCTGTACTACCACCTTTACTAAAGTGAGCTGCACGTTTATCTTTTGTAGACTTAGACATTTCATCCCCGTCAGCATCTTTTGCATAGTACTTTTTAGGTTGAGTGCCTTTTTTATCCTCAACATCTTTATCCTGTTGAGTTCGTCTTAACTTTTCTCTTAAACTTTCTAACATACTACTATTTAGGTCTTTTTAGACTGTAATTCCTGTTCTCTCCATTTCAGAGCAGGTTTGTTTGAAGGGAATGAAGTAGTCCATCCCATTAATTTTGCATAGAGACTATTTGCTTTCTTCTCTAAAGTTTCGAGGTCATCATCATTTCTTACCTCTACAAAGTCTCTACCAAAAATCTTCTTAAGATTATTCATATTTTTTTGTGCATTTTCCCAGTCTTTTTGCACAATTTCTTTTGGTAATTTTCTCGGTCTCATTTCATTTCGTTTTTGTGCATTATCTAGAGATGCGTTTACGTATATCATTTTTGATTCATATCCGATTTTATCTAACATTGTTTTGTATGCCTTTACCTTTGTAAGGTTTGCACTTGTAGTGTCAAATATCATACCAAGTCTACCCATAATATAGCCGTCCATATTCTTTGCAGTAATCTTTTTTGCCTTTGCACGGATTGGGTCTACTTTACTAAAGTCTGCACCTCTAAGGTCAAGTGTAAGTCCTGCCTTTTTAAGTCCGTTCTCGAATGCTTTATCTGTATTAACAAGTTTAAGACCAAGTGCCTTTAAAGATAATTTATCTACGACTGTAGATTTTCCTGAACCTGGCCCACCTGAGAAGAACACTGCCTTGAATACGCCTGGGTCATATACACCTTCTGTAATCAAATCTTCTACCATATAGTGTGGAAGTGTTCCTTCTGCAATACCCATTCCTTTACGGATATCTTTATATAATAATTCTTTGTCTCTTTTATTTCTTGTTGGAACTCCGTCTGAGAATGCATCAAAGTCTCCCTTCTCTGCATATGCTCTCATTTTACTTGCACTCATTCCACTTACGTCATCACTATTAGAATCTCTTTCTCCTGCAGATACAACTTCAATAGAATCAAACTTGTAGAATCCATGACGTGCTTTAACTCCGTTATATTTGTTCAATAACATGTCAAATTCTTTGATACGGTCTGAACCTACAACCATTCTTATTTTTTTATATCCTTTATAGTGTAGTTCATTTGCAATATCAAACACTGTTCTTGCATTTGCATCAACAACAATTCTTCCGAAAAATTTTCTTAGATATTTTATTTTATCTTTGTGTGATAGTGGATTTTTTTGACGGTCATTCGAGTGTGAAGTAAACAAAAGAGGTACATATCCACCACCAGTTTCTTTCTTCAATTTATCGACTAACTTTGCATGTCCAGTAGTTGGAGGGTTAAATCGTCCAAAGGTAAATACTGCACCCTTGTCTTTTGCTTCTGTTAAAAATTTACCAAATGTTTTCATTAGTTATCCCAATTCTTTTGTGCAGTAAAGTTATTAAATGCAAACTCCATTCTATCTACGAGTTTTACAGCACTACCTGTTTTGTCAATTGCAACATATCCTTCAGGATTTACTGCTTCAAAACCTTTATCAGTCTTTTTGAAAGTTCCGATACTCTTTATTCTATTTAGTCCAGTGATGATAATCTGTTTTGCTTCTACTAGATAACCCATAAAGTCCGTCAAGTTTTCGATAAGTTTTTTAAGACCTCTCATTTCTGCGTAAAGTTGGTCACCTATTTCTGTTTTGATTTGTTTAGTTTTTTCCATTTTAACTTTTGCAACTACTTTATTTTTCCAATACGATTGAAAAAATTGCATGTATCCATTATAAGAAGGATTGTATTTACCGTCTCTGATAAGTGTATTGCAATATGTCTTGTATGAACCACCAGCACCTTTTTGGAGTATAGTTTCTTGCACTTTCATAAACTTCTCTAATTCTTTTCTTTTTATACCATGGAATGCTTTACCTACTGCAGTGAGTTTTGAAGTAAGTGCAAGTGTTTCTTTTGCAGTGAGTGTAGAATTACCTGATACGTCTTTGTATGTCGCATCATCAACCCATACGTCTCTACTTTTACCTAAAGTAGAAATATTTGCACCAAAAGATGCAGATAGGTCTTCGATTGAACTACCAGTGTAAGTAGTGTGAAACACTATTCCCATTTTTGCATCGTCAATCTCTTTACCCAATACGGAGTCTTTTTGAACTGCGTATAGAATAGTATTTGGTTGGAAAGTTATAAACGATTCACCATTTATTTTTTGTGTCTTTTTATCGTCTGTAAACATCAAATCGCCTTGCATGACATTTGACCATGATAATTTAGATAAGTATTTAAAAGAGGTTAGGAACTTTTCCTGTAATTGATTTGAAAGACTTGAATCGTCTTTGATTTCTTGTTCAGTTGTATAAAACTTAGGTTCTTTATTAAAAAGTGATTTTTTTGCAACAAAAAATCTACCATCATCAGGATGTTTTCCACAAAAGATTGCAGGAGCTCCGTCCCATTTGACTGTCATGTTTACTGAAGAGTTAGAACTACCCTTCATCATGTCTCGAAGACCTCGTAAGAAGTTTATTGCACCACGACCACCATCAATCCCCTGATTGATAATCTCGTCTTCTAAATGTTCAAGATGTAAGTTTTTTGCACCCATAATAGTAATTATACACTTTTTTCATGTGTTTGTCTACTATTTAGGTATTTTTAAAGGGTAATATTGATTATGCAGGGTCAGCTTGCATAGTTGCAAGAGTAGATTCTGCAGTTGCGAGTTCAGACTCTTTTGTTGAAATCCAAGAAGTCCAATCACCGTTTTCATAACCCTCTGAACCAATCATTTCCCACTGCCACCAATTGTAGTTTACATCAGGAACCATAGTTGTTCCACTATCGTCATATGGTTCTTTGAGAGTACCTGTCATTGAATTAGTTTCAGAATTGTATGTTAAACCACTCCATGTTGAGTTTGGATTATTAGTTCTCCAGTCTGACCAAAATTCAGTTCTAGTTCCATTCCACATACGAAAAGGATTACCTTTTCCTACAAAATTGTATGAAACGTCTTTAACCCAGTTTATATCTTCTTTTAAACCATCGACTATGTCTTGTTGGGCTTCAATTTGTTTTGTTGTATAAGGCATATGTACTCCATTAAGATAAATCCTATATCTTTATTTATACTTTTAAGTTCTTTGTTTATGTACAGGTGATAAGAATTTATCATAAATTTCATTAAAATTATCACCTTTATACTCATAATCTTGTGTAAAGGATAACCAAGTTTCTTTTGATTTTTCCTTATCACTTGTATATAAGTCTTCCATATATGTGATTGGAATTGCAAGTTGTTGTGATAAAGTATTGATTACCTTTTCTGTATATAAAAAATCATCAATTAAGGGTTTATCCTTTTCTGTAAGTTCTACGGGTTTAAACTCATACTTATCCCACCATGTTCCATATTTGTGTGCATGTAGAGCCGATAGTAATCTTTGAGACAAATCTCGTCTAGTTATTATAATTACCTTATCAAACTGTAGACTAAACTCCATAAACCATAGTGTTCTTACCTCTGCATCTTGTTCATGAGACAAAGATTTCAATTCGGGGTCAATATACATTTGATAACATGGAAGACATTTTATCACATGGTTATCGGGAACTACAAACTCTTGTGTTTGTCTTGGTGATTTCTGATAATCCCAATTGAAAGGTTCAGATATTTGTGAGAGGTTATAATGTTCTGACAAACACCATATCAATCTTGAAGTTCCACACCTACCCGAACCAAGTATTAAGACTTTCATATTTTAGTAAGTGTACTACTCTTTAACTGTTTATCTATTTTGGTAATTTGTTTTTTAACAGATTCGTCTTCTTTGTTTTGCCTAAGTTTTTTCTTCAATTCAATTTTTTCTTGAATCTTATTAATCACATCGTTAGGTTTTAATGTTTTTTTAACCATAATTTCTAAAACTTGGGGGTTTGTGCGACTCCTCTCTCATACCAAATGGAACTTGAACTGCAGATAGATTTCCTGAAATTGTAATTCTATAGTCTTCAGAGGTATAAAAAGGATATACAGAATGAGTTGTTTCTGAAGGGAATATTAAACCCACCCCCTCATGTTTTTTTGATATTCTTATAGAATGGTCTGTATTGGTTTTAATGTATGGGTCGATTCTACTTATATTAAAACAACTATTTACTCCTGATTTGTCATTAAAACAACTATTAAGGTCTGTAAAATAACTAAATTCATCTGTATCATATGGTATTTTCATAAAAATCACAAATGAATAATCACCACTATGTGTATGTGGAGGATTAAATTCATATCTTTTTTGATAATTTACCCATAACATATCTAATTGTATTGTCCATTCGGTACCATCAGAAGTCATTTCTTTTATTTTTTGTTGAAAAGAAGGTTTAAAATTGTCACCATCTAAAATATCAGCAGATACTCCAGTGTATTCAGGTATAACTTTTCTAGTTGCTTTCGTATCAAATCCATAAGTGTCCTCATATTCATATACTAAAGATTCTAAAAATATACTAAATTTTTCCCATAGTTTTGGTTTAATATTATTTAAAGAAAACTCACTTTGTAAATGACCTGCAAGGTTTGGAACCATAGTATCAGTAAGATTATCATTTGGTTCTGTGCCTATATATTCATTCATAATCTCTGAATATATGTCTGTTGGGAGTTTGAACTGTACAACTCCACTTGTGGATAATTTCAATTCTCTTGTAATCATATTTTAAAATCACTATATTTTGCATGACTCCCTTTATCAAATACGGGTGTATCATCTGCAGAGTCATATAACTCTTCTTGTGCTTCTTGTTCACAATCGTAGAGTTTCATTCTACTTCTATCGATTCCAATGACAAATCTTTTAAAGACTGTAGGGTCATTGTATCGATTCTTTAACTGTTTGACTACTAACTGGTCTAGTTCTTCTAGTTCGTCACTAGTAATCAATGCAAACATAAAGTCTGCAGTTGCAGGTAGACCAAAAGATTCTGAAGTATCAGTAAGTTCGATATCACTATTTCCATAACCACTTCTAGTAGTTTGAGTTGCACTCACGATAGGGACATCATACTCAACTGCAAGTCCTCTAAGTTCTTCTGCAATACTCTTAACCAATGTGTAAGAGTTTGCACCTTGACCTGGCCTTACTCTATGTGATGCACATATATTTAGGTAATCTATGAATATCATATCAGGACTAAAATCCTTTTTCAAAGAAAGTTCCTGTAATAAATGTCTAAAGTGTCCTACGTGTGCAGATGCAGTAGGATATTCTTTGATAATCAGTTTACCTTTAGTTTTATCTCTGAGTTTATCAATCTTCTTATCATACATTTTCTTAGATAAGTCGGGAAGTTCTTTCATAGGAACGTTCATGATGTTCGCATCAATACGTTCTGCGATTCTCTCTTCTGACATTTCAAGTGTAATGTATAGAATGTTCTTGTTCATCATCAGAGCGGCACCTGCCATGTGACACATGAACAATGATTTACCAACACCAGTTCCTGCAAGACAAATGTTTAGAGTCTTATTAGGTAAACCACCCTTAGTAATTTTGTTGAAGTATTCTATATCAAACGGAATCTTCTCTTCTTCCGTGTGATAGAACTCAAATCGTCTATCTGAATCCTCTATTTGGTCGTGTCCAATGTGTGTGTCAAAGGACACGGAAAGTGCATCTTTCAATAGTTCGGGTATTTCACCTTTAGAACGTTTAGACTTTTCATCCAAGACTTCAATAGAGTCCATGACTGCAATATAGATTGCTCTATCTTTACACCATTTCTCTGTTTCGTCTACTAACCACTCTTCAGCAGTTTCTTCGGATGTTCCCATGTTCTGTAGAATCGTTTTTGATGACTTCACAACATTATCGGATAACGTTGTGTTGTTATCAAGATTTATGAGAAGTGCCTCTACAGTTGGGGATTTATTGTATTTGTCAAAGTAAGTTCTTACTTCTTTAAATACAGTCTGTTCGTCTAATTCGTTGAAATACTCTTCCTTAATGAAAGGAAGCACTTTTCGTGAAAAAGAATTACTCTGAATCAGATTCTTCAGTATTGTCGTTTCTAGTCTCACCATACTTAAAATATTCCTGCGCTTTTTCCTCTAATGCATTCATTACATCTTCTGTAAAATACTTTTCGGGATTGTTATTGATTGTCTTACCAAACTCTGTCTTACCGTTTGGAAGTTCCACTCTTGTAGACGATTTCTTAAAGATACCGAATGCAAGTGCCATATCGAGTAATCCGTAATATCTATCTAATCCTTTGTCATAGGATAGTCTTACATCAACTACTCTATTCTCTACGGTCAATCTTGACTTCGCATTTTTACAATGAATTATATTTCCAATTACTTCGGTTCCTTCCTTCTCTTTTTTCTTTGAAAGGTAAACAATAGAAGAGGCTGCATATTTCAATCCACTTCCACCACCCATTTCTTTTTGAGGGAACATAGAACCAATCACATCATATGTGTGGTTAGTGACAATCATAGGAACTCCTGCACGACCAAGTTTTAGAGTTAAGACTCTGAATGCACCCTTTACTACTTGGGCACGTGTCATGTCTCTTGTCTCTTTACCGTCTGCAGTGTCTTCGATTTCTTTGGTTGTTGATAACATACCAAGTGAATCAAGACACATCATCATTTTTGGTCTTTTTTCTTTAGGTGTTTCTAGATACTTATCTAGTATACTGATTGCTTGTGTTCTGAATTCTTGAACCGTGACAACTGGAATAATAACGAATCTTGAAGAATCAATTCCTCTTGACTCAATCATTTCTTTACTGATTGCAGATTCTGATTCAAAATACATTACTGCAGAATCAGGATTGTCTTCAAGAAACTGTTTACACATTCCTAGTGCAAAGAAAGTTTTACCTGTTGCAGACTCACCTGCGATTGCAGTGATTTTGTTTGAAGGTAGTCCACCGTGTAGTGAACCACTCAATAATGCGTTGAAGATGTAGGAACCTGTATCAACAAAGTTATCTACGTCTCCAGCGGCAACTCCCTCAGAAACTATATTTGCATATTCGTTTCCACTGGACTTGACTAAATCTTTTATAAATGACATAAAACACTCCTCATAAATGTATACTTACTAGTATACTCTAGAGTCTAATGTCTGTAAAGGGGTTTTTTTTAATTTTTTTTGTGGTCTTCTATGCAATCAAATTTGATGTGTTCTTCCATCATAGTTTTGATTTGTTTTATCTGCATTTCCATCATAATAATAAAACCAAATATAGATGCAATTGATAGAATGTAAAAACAATCTAAGGGTGATAATGTCATAATTCTACCTCACCTTTTTCTAGTATAATTTCTCTATTTGCGAGGTGTTGTTGTTCGACTAAATCTTTGTTTTCACCATTATATTTTACTGCATGGTGGTCTTTAATCATTTGGTCATTGATATTAATTTCTGTTTCGTATACGGGATGACCTTCTGCAAAATGGGCTATAATTGTTCCTAGGATACGTCCAAACTTACCCTTGTCGTGTGAAATTAAAGATAGACTTTCTGCACTTTCTAATAGTTTTTTAAGATGTTTTTTGGATGCTTTACCAAATTTCTTTTCGACTAAATCTCTTGTTCTAGATTCAGGTGTGTCTATTCCGACCATTCTGACTCTTTGTTTTTTTAGAACTGTAGAGAAACCTAAATCGATATCTACGTCAATTGTGTCACCATCTACCACTTTTACTACACTTACTTTATACTGATACATAATGTTATTTATACGGTTTTGAATTGCACTGACACTCCACATCCACATGCAGATTCTTCATTAGGGTTATTGATTCTAAACATTTCATTCAATCCTTCTTGTACCCAATCAAGTGTAGAACCACTCAAATATGGTTTTGACATTTCATCTACAACTACTTTAAATGCACCATAATCTACAAGTGTATCTGAATCAAACAAAGGTTCTCCCTGTTCTATAAAATATTCAAATCCTGCACAACCACCGCCTGTGACACCAAGTCTAATGTATTCTACTTTCTTTTCAAGTAGTTTTTCAATTGCACTGTCTGATACTTCAATCATGTAATTATTTATATCTTTATGTGGTCGTATCCTGTATCTTGACCTATCCATGCACGTGGATAATGTTTTTTTATAAACTCCTGTTTTTCTTTTTCATGTACAAAAAAATAATCTTCGTATGGTGCATGAATTTGTGACTCGGGGTCAACTAAATCTTGAACTGTAGAGACACTTCTTTGTGCAGAGATTGGAAACGGTCTATACTCCTGCAACCATGGATACTTCTCCTTTGTCATCCACAAATCATTAGGACTTAACACTGTAGTGTCACAATCTTCTACAAATATTTTTGCGGCATCAGGTTTCATTGCATATGCATGATGACCTAAAAAGTTTTTATCCGTAAGAGTTTGAATACCATCTATTTTTGGTGTGTTAAAATCTATGTATTGTGGTTGATAATATGTGGGTTCACCAAAAGTACAACACATATCAAAATCTATATCAGGAAATTCATCTATAAAAATTGCATCATGTTCAAGTATAAGAATAGGTTCGTTGAGTTCTATACACTTATTCCATAAAAGATAGTGTGATGCAAAACAACATGCAACTCTATCGGGTCTAGGATAATTATCAAAGATGTTTGGTCTATCCCCTAGTATATCTTTACAACCTCTTTTAGGTGTAATTGCATCGAATATTTGAATTTCTTCTTTATAGGAATATAAATCTGCACTATGCAAACAATCTTTAGATTCTTTTTCAGATACTGGATGGTCTTTAATTCTAATTAGAAATGTTTTCATCGGGGTCTATTGTTTCATATGTCCACAAATCTATATTATTTTTTATATGAAGTGTATTTTGTTTTCCTTCTTCTTCTGAATCACCTTGTACCATAGAAAAAGTTTCTCTAACTACAAAAGGCCATGGATAATATTCTTCTAACCATGGGAATCGAGTTTTATTTAAATAAGTATCTGCAGGTTCTATTGAACCTCTAATTGAATCTTTAATAATCTCTCTTGCACCTTGAGGTTTCATTAAAACTGCATGATTACCTATAAAACATCTTGATGTAAGATTGTTTACACCTTGTTTAAATTTTTTATCTAAGACTTCTTTTCTATCTAGATGAGGGCCCCAACTTGGTCTTCCAAGTGTAATACATCTATCAAACTCTATATCATGTGGAAAGGGTAATTCTAATACTGCATCATGTTCTAATATGAGATAAGGTTCTGTATCTTTTGAACACCTATCCCACAATGTAAGTTGTGATGCAAAACAAGATGCAACTCTCTCAGGAAAAGGTTCCAAGTCTAATATCATTTGTCTTTGATTACCCGTAATACTTCTTATAATATCTCTAGGATTATCTTTAGGTGTAATCGCATTAAACTTTTCTACATGCAGTCCTTGTTTTGCACAAGACTCTATACACCTATCTGCAATCTCATGAGATTTGGAGTGGTCAACTGTAATTACAAAACATTTCATGCAAAAAAACTATCCAATGATGCAACTGGTTCTACGTTCCAGTTTATTTTCTCTACGATTACTTTTAGTGGTTCAACAAATGACTTGTCAAACTGCATATCATAATCTACAAATCTATGTAGGTCAAACTCACGAGGTAATATTGACTCAAACGAAATTACATTTTCATTGATTGGATTTGGTAGTGTAAGATAGGTAAAGTGTATCTTAGAACCATTCTTAATTAATTCATATCTCATGTCTAAGTCTTTTTTCTTTAACTGATTATTATATAGTAGAGAACCTCTGACATGAATCGGTGTTCCTTTAGAGTAAATTGTAGATGAATCTGCATATTGAGCAAGGTTCTTACAACCTCTAGGGAATGCAACCTCTTCTGCAGGAAGGTTTCTAAACTCCTTACGTGCAGTTTCTACGAACTCCCACAACTCTTGTTCACTCTTTGTCATGACCACTTTGAGTGCTTCTTCTAGTTTGTTTCTGACCCATTGTGGAGTTGAAGATTTTGCAGTTTCGATACCCATCATTTTGAGTTTAGGTTCTGCAAGTCTTACACCTTCGTTATCGTAAACGTTTAGAATGTATCTTTTCTTTGCAGTCCAAATACCTTTGTCTGCAATCACCTCACGTCCCATTTCCATCTTTTGTTGGAATGCATTCGTGTATTGTGCGAGGTTATCAAAACCTTTTTCTAATGCATCTTCGATTTGTTTCTCTGCTTTGGATAGAAAGTCAATTACCTTGTCCTTCGGTGTGTCTTCGGGAAACACTTGTGACACTAGTTTGTCCATTGTAATGTAAACTGAATCAGTATCGATTGCAATTACAAAATCTTCGTCTTCTGTTTTTAGAACTTTGTTTAGATATTCGTTTACAACTTTCTCTGCATGTTGAATTACATACTGACCACTGAGTGTAATCGCTTCTGCGAGGTCTATACTAAAGAATGCAAAGTATTGATTTGCAAGAGCTCCATATGCAGAGTTCAATGCAATCTTACGAACCTGTTGATTGTTGTATGCACGTTTGATAAGTGTATCAAGTTCTCTTTTACGTTTGATATCCGTGCAAGTTTCCTTCTCCTTCTGATACTCAATCATTCTCTTCTTCCACATCTTACGTTCATCGTAAAACTTTTCCATAAGTTCAGGAAGGAAACCTTGTTTGTCACGTTTGAACATGACTCCGTTAGGTGTCACGGTATTGTCGCACTGATACACATAAGATAAATCACACTCTTGATTGAGTAGACGTTTTACACTTGTATCTTGTCTTTGACCCATCACCATTTTTTCGGGTGAGATATTGAACTGCATAATCAAATGTGGATATAGTGAGTTCAAGTCAAAAGACATCACCCAGTTATGACCACCGACTTGTGGTTCCTTAACGAATGCACCTGCAATAGGTTTCATCTTATCATTACCAGTCTTTAATCTTGGTGGTGGTGTTTGAATACCTTGGTCTTTTAAGAAGTTGTAGATAATAGTTTCCCAATACTTCACCATTCCAAACACATCAGAATAATTACACTTCGCATTGTATGCCATAGTTTGTGTTAGTTCGATAAATCCAAGTTTCTCTTCAAGTTGTTCTACGAGTAATACGTCTTTGACATTGTATTCTAGAAACTTTGCATAGTCCTGTTTGTAAAGTGTATGTAGATTACCATACTCTGAATAATCTAATTTACCTGTTCCAAGTTCTACTTGTGCAATGTGTTCTAGTTTGTAGGATTCTTGATTGACGAATGTATGTTTACGATAGAGTTGAAGATAGTCAAGAACATTTATACCATGTAAAGTATAAGTCATTTGTTTTGTCCCCCAACTAGAATGATAATCCCTAACGTCTGACATATTCCATGGTGAAAGTTTCTTATGTTCTCCTTCACCAAATAATCTATCAATACGATTACAAAGATATGTGATATCAAATGAATCTACGTTCCAACCTGTAATAATATCAAAGTTAGACTTTCTCCAATAGTTTACAAACTCTGTAAGTAAGAATGCTTCATCTTTACAGTTGTGATATACAATATCAGTCTTACCATGTTCCCATGGGCCAACTCCAAAGACATGTGCATCTTCTCCATAAGGTTTGATACAAATTGCATTGACCTTTTCATTTGCAAGCATGGGTTCAGGGAACCCATCTTCACATTCACACTCAATATCAAGTGTTGCAACCTTTACAACTTTATTATCAAATTCTATATCGCCTGGGAATTTATCTGCGATGTAAGTGTAAACCCATCGGTCATACCCATGGATTTCAAATCCTTCTACACCTGTATATCTCTCTTTGAATTTCTTTGCACCACCCATAGAATTGAGATTGACAATCTCTAGTGGTCTTCCATCTAATGAACGATAAGGAGTGTCTCCTTTCTTTGATGGGATGTATAAGTTGGGTCTGTAAGAAACTGCGAGTTTCTTTTGTTTACCATTTTGATATCCTCTGACAAGGATTTTGTCTCGGGTACGAGTGACGTTTGTGTAGAAATCCATACTGTAATGATACTACAGTGGGACTATTCTGTCAAGGTCTTTTGTGGTCTATCGTTTAATAAATCTTGGACTGCTTCGTATTTTTCTTTTGCGTTTGCATACTTTTCAATTTGAGTATCTAGTGCTTGTGCAACATCAGGATGTTCACCGATACCAGCAGGATTGTTTTGATATACATTAATGTTTGCCATTGCAATATCCATTTCACCTTGGTATTGTGATGCAAGTGCTTTTAATAGTGTTTCTCTTCCCATTATTTGTTTCCTGTATTCTTTTTATAATTTATTTCTAAGTTTGGTCTTACCTTAAATATAGTGATTATTGAACTCTTGTTCACTTCAAAATTATACTCCATTGCAAAAGGCAACCATGGTGCAAGTTCTACTTCCATTTTACCGTCAATGATTTGAACTAAACACTCTTGTGCTTCTTCTATGAGAAGTTTACCACCTAACTTTTTTTCAGTACAGAAACCCATAATAATTTCACCACCTATTAATTTGACGGCACGGATTTCTTTATTTAACATTTCTTACAATCTCTTGGAGTTCTATTGAACGTCTTCCCACTTGTTTAAACCAACGTGAGTCTTCCATTTCGACTGCAACCTTTTCCCAATCACACTCAACAACACCTTTCCACATATTATTGAACTTACCAAATCTAGTTCCTCCTAGATTGAAAGTCATATTAATAAGAACGTGTTGTATATCTTCGGGAAGTGCATAGAAGTCTTCTCCTCCTTTTGACTCAAA